ATCAATAGGTGTAGAGTACTTCTGCATCTCTTGATCAATACGATCTTGCGACCAGCCTTCAATGGCCGCGGTTGCCGCTACATCAGCTGGCAAATAGTTATTGTTACCTTCCATAGTTATTATAAGTTACCTGATATTTCTACTTCTTTCTGTTTTTCTAAAGTTCCCTCTTGAGCAAGTTCAGCCATACGGTGTTGGTGCTTCAAATCTTCCAACAAAGCTTTTTGCTGATACTCAGTAAGCATTCTACCTGTCTTAATTTGTTCAAGAGTAGCTTCAGCACGAGCCTTAGCCTCTTGAGCCATTAACGCAGACTTTTGTTGCTCTTGAGCAGTAATCTGAATAGCTCTAATCTTCTCCTCCTCCATTCTCTTTCTTGAACGCTCCTCTGAAAGGTTTAAATACCAAGATGCAAACTCCTCATTACCCTTTTCCAATTCCTTCTCTATAAATAAGAAGTCACTCATGGTAATTCCAATCATTCCACTCTTTCCTGCTTTCATTGACTCTGTGGCGGCTTGCAAAATTATGCGTTTACGCTCAGTAGTCGGAGCAGAAATCATTGTAATACCTAATTGCTCTAAAGTTAAATCTTCAAAAGCTGTTAAAGCATTCATTCTTTCCTCTCCTATGATGTGCTCGTAATATTTCTTAACATCCTTATCAAAATGCATATTAGTACGAGACTTTAATACAATCTTCTTAGCCGCCTTTTCTTTAAACCTCATTAAGGCTTTTTTCAAGGGGTATAAAGCATGGTTTGTTGCATCTACTTCAATCTGAGATATACCCAAACCTTTGTCGGGGTTTTCAGTTGGCATAGCAGCCATAGCAGGTGTTATACCAGCTAAATCCATAACCCTATTCATATCATCCTGCCAACATGTTAACCACTCCTGTAATTGAGGACCTATACCACCAGGAAGTTCATTAATAGCATTGTAACCACCACCCTTGTTAAGAATGTCGGTTTTTGATTGAATGAACTGATTACCAGTTTGACGGCGGATGCGAATAAGCTCTAATGGAGACATCTTACCAAAGCCCATATCCATATTAGCTAAAAGACCAATATCAAGGATAAGACCCTTAGGTGCTGCACTCCATTTGGCGGCTTGTAATTTAATCCAAGTTAACATTAATGAATCAAGATGGGGCTTCCATCTTTCTACAATAGATTTACCTGGTACACGCTCAAAGAAATATGATAAAACCACATTCCCTTTAGTATCTCTCATCATATTCTTCTGCAAACCATAATCGTAAACGAATTTAGTTCCAAGAATATGTTTACCCTCATATAGATTCTGCACGCATGTTACATCCGTCTTTCTCGTTCTACCATCAGCATACGGCTTCTTTATTTGACCGAACTCCTCTTTTCCATATACATATATACCATCCTTCTTTTGACGGCCTGTAAAGTACTCATAATCATTCGCCTTGTATTCAAAATGAAGAACCTCTACAACAAAGTCCTCCCAAATATATCTTCCAGTTACAGGATCTTTGCGATTGAAATTAAAATCCTTGTCGCTATAACCTTGAGTTTCATAATAAATTCGAGCAAGATTTTCAAGGTCCATAGGCGTAGCACCCAAAGCCAAAAGCTTATCTTTAATGTCCTTAATTTGAACTCGCTCAATATGCCCAGCAAAAGCTGGTTCTTGCTCTTCATTTTCATCTATAAATGCTGTTACAAAAGCCGCAGGGTTTACAAATTTAACTCTCGTAGAACCATCATCCTCAGTATAAACTCGTCCAACACAAAAATTAGTCTCAACTAACTTCTCAATAGTTCTTAAACGAATTTTATCCCAATCACTTATATTAAAAGTATGCTCAACAATATCCTCCATCGCAGACTCCAAAGGAAGCTGAAAACCATGATATTTCTCATACATATTTAATTCAGACTCACTACTTGGCGCCCAATCATATTTAACTTCTGGTAGTCCAATATCTAATCTAAGAGGATTTAAAATTGTATTGTCATAATACATCTTCCATTTAAGATACTGCTTTTCGTATTTAGCGTCTTTTGTTAAACACTCAACATTAACCTTATAGTCACTCGAAGAAAGTACCGACTTAATAACAGACACAAACTTAGGAGCAGGACTTACAATCTCATAACTTACGTTAGTATAAGCTTTTCGAGAATATTCTGTGAAATTTCTATCGGTTTGATTCTTATCGTTCTTAACTCCTAAAAACCAATCACGGTATGGAGCTGAGGACTGTCTTGCCTCAGAATAATCAACCATCATTTGAAACCAACCTGTAGCACTGTGTCCAAACAAGGTTCTCCCATTATACCAACGAGAGTATATAGCTTGAGCCACTTGACGAATGTAGTCAAGTTGATTCTTTTGCTCTTTAGGTACATTGTCGGATGGGAATCCGATTATTTCGCTGAATTTCAACATTACTGGCAAATATATGAATGTATTGCAAAATTACTATGCACTTTTTAATATTTATTCAACTTAATCAAAAAATTCAAGTAGGTCATTCATTATTTTTGTCGAGTTTGCCTCTTGAATATATTTTGGAAACGCACTCTTAGAACCAAGAAGAGCCATACCACCTGCTGAGAATAAGTCATAGTTTGTCATTTCACTTGGGTCATTAATCTCTAAACACTCCTCAAGAAGCTCTAAGTGATTATCATACTTACCAAACATTCTGATATAGTTCATGTACTCTGTAAATATCTGTTCTTTATCGGCTTCCCCAGTATACCTACCAGGAGCAGGAACTAACTTACCATTAGCATCAATATCATTTAATAGATATCCCTCATAACCCCACTCCCTAAACTTTTCTATAACAATAGGTACGTTTCTTTCGGGATAGACGTGCGCACCAAACAATATGGCAAGCTTCAACATATCCTCACAATACGTATTACCATCATCAACACGTATATTATATGTGACAACAAACTTATTTGAAACCCATTGATCTAACGGCTTGTCTGTATAATCTACACTTGGGTCATGCTTATAAAATAAAGCACCACCACCATTAGATTTTCGGCGACCTTTAACATCTCGGTTGTTAAACTTAAATGGGTCACATCCAAGAATATATCTATTTACAACTTCTGATGCAGGATACCAACTATTTCTTTCGGAATCAAAATACTTCTTGTTTCTAAACTCATCACTTGGAAGATATGAAACAACATACTTTCCTTCAGGATCATCTGTAACAATAACATTACTACCAAAGTTAGTAGCCCAATCTAAACGAACAGTTCTTGTTCTAAACAATCTATCAAACTTCAACTGATTGATTCTACTTCTTAATATTGATAAATCAAAGTTAGAGTTCTTACTTGCCTTAGAGGCGGCTTCCTGCAAAGTCCATGGATTATCTCGTATCTCTCCATTTAATCTCAAATCAAGGCCCTTCTCCTCAAGGTCCTTACGAGTATTCATTAATATCGTTTTAGCTCCACGTGTAACGATATTCCCCTCAAGGTTCCTGACTGGTTCCACTGGATCTTCAATGATTGAGATACCGTATTCGTCCACACATTCGTCATACCCGTCGTATGCCGGGATGAAAAGCGTGAATAAACCGCTTGTGGTGAATCCGTTTTCGTTTCGCTCGTCATAATATGATGATTTAATTAAGTCAAAAAACTCCTTACCACCTCCTGCCTCAAACTCTCCGAGAGTGGATGTAAACATTGCCAGACCATTAATACGCAAACCTTGAGATAAGCATTTCCGAACAACGTCCTGCCATCTTCTTGGAATAGACACTCCACTATCTCCATGCTTACCACCCTCATCATCTAAATACGCATGAAGTTTCTGACCATCAAAAGCCCTCTCACTCGAAGCTCGTGCCTCAATCCAACCATCATGGCTTGCTATTCTATTCTGAGATACCCCTTGAGTTCTTGCGGCTGGATATGTGAATGACAACTTTTCTTTTGGAAAGTCGGTTCCATCATGTGCAGGCTTATAGAAGAATGGTATCTTTCTCCACGGTTTAACAACCTTATCTAAATAAACGTCCTCCTTAGCTTGACGCTCAGTGATTGACTGTATACCACCCTTCTGTTGCTTTCTTTCTGTTGTTATGCAATAAAGTATGCAAGAGGCTTGAGATGTTGCCCCTATACGTCTCCTTTTAGGGAATATATAACCATAACAAGTCCTATATCCCATATCAACAACATACTTACCTTCATCAATATAGGCGGCTGGATATTTAGATGCAAAATCTTCAGCGTTCTTAACTCTTTGAAAGAACTTTTGTTTTATCTCACCATCTGTTCTAAATGTAACTCTATATTTATATACAGCCTCTGTTGTTGTGTAGCAATACTTTGCAAATAGAAATATGCGGCGATCCAAATCTCTGTACCACGGAAGGGAGTCATTTCGAGTTTCGTTTTGTATATCCCAAAAGTTTAGATACACATAATGCCACCCATCCATATACGTAGGCTTACCATTATTGAAAAACCAATATCCTTGATATCTTCTTTTTATTTGAAGTTGAATCCAATCAATTTCATTCTTATACTCTAATCTATTTTCTTCTAATTCAGAGTATATATCATCCTGAGTAACAGCTTCTCTTTTCTTTAACCTCTTCTTCCTTCGTATAATGTCTTGAATGTTCTTTAATTTATCTGGAACAACTTGATGCTTAAACTTCTGATTCTTAGGATGTAAGCCATAACCATCAACCAACTGAGCAGCTTCATCCCATGGCTTTCCATAAAAAGACTCAAGAGTTGGAAGTTTAACTTTTAAAGTTTCAAGCACGGGATCATCACCATGATATACAGCGTACTCATCCTCCTTTTTATATATATCGTGATACTTACTAATTGCCAATTTCTGGGAATATTTGATTAGCTTTTGCCTTTCCTGGAGTAACAGCCTCTGGAGCAAACATCATATACTCTTCAGGTCTTATACCTAAATTTTCTTGAGCTAAAAACTTAGTTATTTCATGCTCAAGTGATTTTGTTGTTTCACCCTGCATAAACCTATCTCTCGCATCACTCAACTGCCTACGAACCGTCTCAATATTAGCTAAGTGATTCTTTTGGTCAGCTGGATCTTCTGGTAATTCTAACTCAAGAAGATTATATAACATCTCCTCTGCACGTATCATAATAGCCCAATCCTCAGGCTGTTGAAGTCTTAAAAATAATAAAATCTTAGAACGTACATTTGAATTTTTATTCAGAAGTATGTCATTATATGCTTGAGGGTAAGAGCCATCATCATGAGGTTCAACACCAAGCTCTCTTAAAGCCCAAGACTTTCTTTTATTTAATTGAGGATACGCCTCAATACCTGGACTTCCTGGACTATACATCAATATAATATAACGCATAACAAAGTCAGGTGTTATATCACTCGGAAGTCCTATTGACTGACCAAATATTGTTGCGTATTGAGATAGGTCATGAAATTTAAATAGAACTTGCTCCGTACTTGGAATACGGTCAATCCTATATTTCATTTTTACAAATTTGCTGTTATCCATTTTGTTTTGCAATTACGGAGTGTGATTGAAAATATACAAAGGGATCTAAAATTCTATTATATGAA